CCTTGAAGCCGTGGCTAATAAAAAAACTTAGGGAATGTCCTGGTAAACAAAGTCAAATAGTTGAATATGCGTTAATTAAATATTTTAATCTCATAGAATAATTATATCGTTGAGGAGGCGGTTAAGTTGTATCTTAATTGGTCATAATATCAACGCTGGTGCTTGATACTAACATCGCCAGCGTCAACCACTTTTCGACAATCATAGCATCGGTGTTGCCCGGTGCTATGTTGGGTCATAATATTAGGATGCAAACACGGCGCCCTATAGTGCGCGATAAATTCCACCGCCCAGGCCGCCATAACTGCCAGCACTGATGCAATAATCATTGACTCAATCATGATAGCGCAGCTCTAAAATAAGTTGTAATTCATGGATAGCCTTTTCAATATCCTGGCGGCCTTTGCCACCCGCCCTGTTATGACGGGTAACTCGCTTTACAACATTTGCCTCCAGAAATAAAAGCCCATTAGCCTCGATATACTCAACCGGCTGTATGCCACCTGATCGGTAATGGTTACCGCCTATTTGTGTATCAAGTGCGCTCACTGAGGCCACCCGGTAACCGCGCAAAACGGTATGGACAGTGCCACTATTGCGACTAATATTAACAAAATTATTTTAACCATCATTTGCATAGATCCATTATTTGCTCAGCTGAAAAGATTGTATTGTGCGTCGCCTCAATTATGCACGTCTGCTGTGCGTTAAAAGTATATCCTATTAGTGTTAAAGTGCCGATAAGTGCTATCGACATAAAGCCAATAATTAAAAAACTTTCTTCTTTTCCATTCATCTAACCACCCAATCCCACAATTCACGCGCCCCAGAGTCGATAATGATACAAATCATACCGACCGGAATCACGATTATAAAAGTTATTGTTAGCACTATCCACCATGCCATGCATCGAGCTGATTCTTTTGTCATAAATCCTCTCTATCTCGACGATAAATACGCCGCATGTCTTTTTGCTGCAATAAATACCTGGCATAAGCAAAACACATCTTTTTATTCCACGGCGAAAACGGATGGTATTTTATTGACATTGCTGTTTTGTTTATACTCATAAATCCGCCCTATCACGACATTCAGTGCTGCAAAAACGACCGATAATAAGCTTCCCACAGCACTCGACCGCCTCAACTTCGTTAGCGCACACCTGACACGTCCCGCTTCCCTGTATCTGTATTTGAGCGCGTTGGCGTATGTTGGCAAGGTCAGCGTCAAGCATAAATTGGCTAATTTCCTGCGCGTGGTCTAGTTGGTCGGTGCTCACACCACCACCACATAATCATAAATACGCCCAATGCTTGGCTTAAATGACCAATCAAGCTTATAGGCTGCTATTGGTGCGTGCCACCTTGATATCGTGCCACCAGCGCCATTTATGGCGGTTCTGTAGGTTACACGACCAATGCCTGATACGGGGCACTCGTCGCCTATGTGTCTTTTTATTTCCATAATTAATTCCAAAAAAAACCCCCAACTCGTCCAGCCGTGCAGGGCTAACTAATGGGGGGTAAAAACCAGAGGAAGTTTTAAAAAGTCAATCTGCACTAAACTTTTTAAAACTGGTGCAATTATAAAACATATTGCCAAAATTACAATACATCCAACAAAATAAATAACCCAAAAACCCAAAATTCACAAAATCTCTCACTTCACGCGTAACATGTAATCGGTCAATTTAGGGGGGGGGTATGTGTACATGGGGGTGAATGAGTGAATTAATGTGTGAGAGTATGTATATGTGTATTATTTTTTTTAATATATATAATAAATAACAATAACTTACAACCATTTTCAAAAAAAAGCCCGATTCACTGGCTATGGTGAATCGGGCTGAATCGTGGTGACGACCTTACGATTTATTGACCAAAATAGCCCTAAAAACGCTGTTTTTGCCTTCCCAATTCACTGGCTTCACTAGCTCTAAATCCGTTAAGTGATCTATGGCAAAATCAAAATCGCGCTTGCATAACTTGGAATTTTTAAGCAGTAATGACCTGGGGAAATATTTATCTTTAATCATTCCGGAATGGATCTTATTTGTTGCTTTCAATACTCCGCTCCCGAATCTATCAATTAAGCTAGTTATCTTTGCTGCGTCCGATTGCACCTGTCCACCATGTAAATGCTTGCTGGTGAATTCCAAAATCTCTTTGTCGCAATATTTGATAAACATTTCTGCCCATTCAATATGCTGCAATCTTATTACCGGCTGGACTGGGTTATCAAATACCGCTAAAACACCCGCTACACGCTCGCATTTCTCATAGCTACGCATCTTTAAAGCTTTTGCAAAAGGATTGCTTGAAGAGCCGCTCTCGTTGTCAAAATCCATTAAAACACGGTCTAGCTCTGAATCAGCCTGATAATCTATTTCTAGTGTAATATCTTGGTTAAAGGATATTTTTTTGCAGGTATCGATAACAAATCCAGGTATAGCAAATTCCCCTTGGTCGCGCCTTGGCTTCACACTATCCCTCCCCGACACAAACAAAACCCTACCCATCAAACCATCTTCTATATTGCTAGAATGACCAAATGCATCACCAAGCTTCTCAGGACACGCAAAACCCATCAAGCTTACACATGGATTGATACATTCTTTCTGCGCGTTATTGCTGCTATTTGCCAGCCTCCTAGTGTGATAAACACCTCGTGATGCACTAAACAGCTTTAACAAATAACCAGCGAGGGAAGCCATATGTGTTTGTTTAATATCGTTCATTGAAGCGATAAAATGAGCCACCTCATCCATATTCAACAATATTTTTGTGCCGCGCTCTTCCAGCATGTCTTCAAGTGCTGCACCTGATCCGGGTTGTCCACCTAGCTCCGCACTTGCCACTTTACTCAACATAATAGCCGGTAACATAGCCTTGTCTTTTCCAGTTCCTGTACCTGATATACCAATCCCATATAGATTAAAACGCTGGCCACCTGGGGTTTTGTAATTACCCCCGATACTTGCCGCCATACCAATTAAAGCCGATAAAATACTAAGCTCAGGCTGCGGCTTGTTTGCTACGCGCAAAGTCTCCTCCACCAAAGCCTTCATCACTCCTGGGAATGGCGCTAATATTTCATGCAAAATTATTTTATAAAATGGCGTTTCCCATTCATTATGTTGCTCAACATATTGTTCATGTACGCGCTGTGTAAATATATGCGTAATTGGTGACAATAACCCTTCTTTGAACCCATCATCAATAGTTTTAATTTCGCTAGAGCTGGTCGTGCCATTGTCTGAAATATAATGTGATAACTGCTCCAAAATATCCCTTGCTTGCCTTTCGTCAAGCAATCCACCTGCCACAAATCCACCTGCCAATTTAGCCGCTTTTAAGCGTGTTATGTGTCGATCACCCGGTACCGCGCTTTGCATAATGTCGGTAATACGCTTGATACAGGTATCGGCTGTATTAACATCACTTACGGCAGGAGTGAATGGCAAGACGTTGGTTTTTTTAGGCGCCACCTGTATAATTTCAGGGTAAAATATCTCAGCATCATAGTTAATGTAAATATCAGGGTCATAGCTTGCAAAACAGACGCGCCGGATGTCTTTCCCGCTCTGGTCTATATTTATCCCATAGCCAGCGAATAGCGCTGTTATTGATGCGAATTTAGTCTTAAGGTCTGCATCATCTTTCAGCGTATCTATTCGTAAAATAGCCTTTAATCCTTTTCCGCTAGGAGATATAAAGCACGCCAGCACATAAGGAATGGAACACACCAGTGCCTTGTCCGCGTTGACATCTTCAAGATGATCTATATCAACTGTAAAAACGCCGCTATGTTCTATAAAGCTATCATTAAGCACTGAATTTTTGAACGTACCTGAGAACGAGAAAGCCGGCAGCTGTTCTTTTAGTGCCTTGTACTTTTCATCATCATTTACAATAGTGCGTAAATTCTCTATTTTTTCATGCATTGTTTCGCTATTTTTTATGTATTTTAACGCTCCATCTATAGTTAATCCTTCAAATTTTGTTGGTATTTTTACATTGTTTAGTAAGGTAATTTTATTGCTATTTATTGTCATGCAGGCGCTCCAATGTCCTCAATGTTTCCTCTGTTTTTAACGCGCCATTAGTTACCAGTTCAACTTTAAATGCCACATTATCGCTCAATATATCAGGCCATAAGCTTACCGCTGTTCTACTTATTCGCATAGCACGTGCCGTTTTTGCTGCGCTTCCGAAATGTTCTAATACGTCATTTTTTTTCATTCTTTTATTTTCCTTTGTTAAGTTATATGCTAATATATTACCACCTTAACAATGAAATGAGAAATAAAGATCATGAAGTCTCCATCAAAAGTAAATATTAAATTACAATCTGCATATCCAATAAATGATTTGGATACTTATGACGAATATACCGGACTAACTAAACTAGAATTATTTTCTCTTACGGCTATGCAGTCATTAATTGCAGTTCATCCAGAAGAAGACGTAAAGGTTATAGCTACAAAATCAATGAAATATGCAACATCGCTTTTAACGCTATTGGCATCTAAACAATCCACCGCCACCTGATAATATCAACTCACAAACTAACCAGGGGGAAAGAAATGGACATAGCCGAAGCACTAAGCAGAATGGCGCCGGAGCAAGCCATCGAGCCAGAGCCACCAAATCGCCAATACTGCACCGATGGCAGCCTAAGTTTACATGACGATTTTTTCATCGCAGAACTTAAAAAATTTGGCTTGTCTGACGACATTATAGAATGTTTGCTAGAAGAGCCGGTAACAGAGCGCGACAATTATTTGAAATATTACAGATCGAGGGATAATTAATGATAACAAATGACCAATTCCGCACCGAACTGGATAAAATACTTAAACAGCGCAAGATGCTAAAAAAGCCTCGTAGTGAATATATCGGCGATTTAATTGCAAATCTTCCTGCTAATATGTTTGATGAATACCTGGACATTGAGCAAGAAACAACAGCCAAATTTTTATCAGAACGTGCAGAAGCAAAGCGCGTACCGACTGAGCATAAAGAGCAATCAGACTTTGTATTATGGTTTCGCAAGACCTACCCTGGCGTGTTGATATTCGCCATACCAAACGGAGGGTTACGCTCGGCAAGTGAAGCGCGTGGCTTAGTGTTGGAAGGAGTTGTTGCTGGCGTAGCGGATCTTTTTATTGATGACTGGAATTGTTATGTAGAATTCAAACGCACTAAAGGCGGCGTATGGGGCGATGATCAACAAAAATTCGCTCACAAAGTACAAGGCAATGGTAAGCATTATTTGTTAGTGCATGGCTTTGAAGACGCAAAGCTGAAGATTATCGACGTTAACGCGTCAATTAATTGCGACGTGATGCATAAATAGCTTGAATAATTGTTATTTTGTAATTATAATTAATCACACTTTAACACTAGGATAAATAAAATGAGCAAACAAAAACCAGATACAAACACCAATGTCGCTATTGATAGTGAGCTACACAAAGAGCTAAAGATTTATTGTGCAAATCATGGAGTAACAATAAAGCGCTTAATTGAGGAAGCTGCTACAAAAATGCTTGCAAAAGTACATTGTAAAGCCGGGGAAGATAATGGCAATTCCTAAACTTGAAAGCATTGCCATTGACGGAATCGAGTTGGCAAAGCCAAAAGAACGGCCACAATTTACAGTCCTGTACTCGGCCGGTGGCGTTGGCAAGTCCACTATTTCAAGCTATTCCCCAAGCCCTGTTATTATCCCAATAGGCCGGGAAACAGGGCAGGAGAGAATGATTGATTTTGGCGTTCCATGTTTTGAGAACACCAAGGAAATTCCGCCAATTCATTTCGTATTTGGCTGTATTCAGAAGCTACTAAAATCAGAACATGGTCGTAAAACCGCCATCTTTGATAACTTAGGCAGTTTTAGAGAGGCTGTTGATGAAGACGTGGAGGAAGATAACAAAGGAGTTGATCTTAACGCGTTTGGCAAGCGTCAAGGAATATCGTTTAATTATTATGGCCGACTGTTAGCCGGTTTTGATGCACTGATGAAAAAAAAGGGTATGAATATTATTCTACTTGCTCACAGCGTACCGATTAACATCAACTTACCTGATGGGACATATTATCAAAAGACCGCAATCCACGCCCCTGCTGGCGATAATACAAACGTCAGGGGGCTGTTAGAAGCCAGAGCGCATAATGTTTTATACCTACGCTCTGAAACCAGAACCAGATCCGTTACAGGAGCATTAGGAGTAAAAAAAATAATCGGCGCAGAAACAGGAGTTAAACGAGTAATTTACACCAAAGAAACCGGGACTTATTTTGCAAAATCGAGAGGTGATTTAGAAGAAAGCTATGAAATAGATCAAACTGAAAACGCTACAGATTTGCTAAAAAAGCAGAGCAACGAATCCATAATTAAGTTATGGGCTGATATTTATCAACACCAAGGAAACAACAATGAGTAATTTTTTTACAAGCTCAACCGGAGAAGAACTAGAACAATCAGAATCTTTTGAGTCGTCAGGACTAAAAAAGTTAATACCTGAAGGAACGGAGTTATTATGCGCTGTTGTGTCTGCAACGTGGGAGCCAGAGACACAGTACAAGAACAAAACCGTACTCGTATTACTGCATGTTATTGAAAAAGGACAATACAAAGACTTTATCATCAAAGACTCGATAAAGGTATTTGATGACAAGCCAAGCAAGGCTGACGCGGCAAAAGCCAAGCTGCTGGCTTATGATTCGATGGGTAAAGGCTTGCTGTACAAACATGCAAAAGCAGGAAAAAATTTTGAAGATGATAACGCCACACTAGGCCGCGCCCTAATTGGTGTGGAAGTAATGGCTACATTTGCGGAGTATGATATGCCAAGCTCAACTGGTGGCGATAATATAACCGGCAACTGGGTGCGCAAGATCGCACCTAAGCCTAAAGCATTGCAACGCGAAGATGCGCACATCGAGCGTCAGGCAAATAGCCAGCCAAATGCGCCGGTTCATGATGTCGACGCGGACTTTGATGACATCCCGTTTTAACCAATACCACTAACCACAACGCGCCCAAGCGGCGCATTTTTTAGCACTAAATTTCAGAGGAATTACCAAATGTCTAAAATTTTCGACCTAAATCAACAATTAGTTGAACTAAACAATCAAGCCTATTTTCTTGATCCGTCCGATGAAGATGACGCACTAGAGCTTGAAGAAATAAACAAGTCACTCCACGCTCTTGCTATGCAAGCGGAAAATATAGCAGACTGGCTCGGAAAGATGATACACGAAGCTAAATTTGCAGAAGCCCAAGCCGACGATCTTGTTAAAAAGTTCAGCAAAAAGAAAAAACAAGCAACCAGCCGCCTAGAGTTTTTTAAAGGAATGGCACTTGATTTTATGATTACTCATGGAATTAAAGAATCATCCGGCACCATGTTCAAAATAAGTCATGCACTAACGCCAGGTGCCCTAGTATTTGATGAAAACTTTAACCCAGACTCACTGCCCAAAGGATTTACAGAAACAATCCCGGCAGTTGCGGCCTACGAAAAGCCAATTACAGCCAAGATTACAGCCGCGCTGCGTGAGACAATCAAAGATGATAAAGACAAGCTTGACCAGACGACAGCAATAGTAGAATTGGTTGAAATGCCTGGTGTTAGGTTGGTTAGGTCAGAAAGTTTGAAGGTGAAATGATGCGTAAAATAATACAAATAAAAGGATCGGTACATACGACGGTTTTATGTGACGACGGATCATTATGGTATTTCGATAATGAATGGATTAAATACCCGGGAATGCCGCAACTTAATGTTAAATCCGTGAATATGGTACTGGTTGAAGATTTAGAGCTAATGATAAGAACAACTAATATATTGAAAAGTCATGGTATTAATACTGTTCAAGACTTAATTAATACTAATCGAAAGCACCTTAGTGGCTTGCCATTTTTTGGAAAAAAGTGCTTGAATGATGTAGTTGATCGCCTTCATTATCTAGGACTCGAATTAGATGCAGCGTAAAACGCTGCGCTATTTCCAGCAAGCTTGCTGTAAAGCACTGCACACCGGCATGGAAGCCGGGCAGCGCCCTTATGCTAGTGCGGTGACTATTGAATGATAATATTGATAGTGATATAATAATTATTCGAGTGGAATCGAGTAAACAATAATTTAAACAAAAGCTGTTTAGATATGCGAGGCGTAATTATTGGCCTATTCCACCGCATGTTTTGACGGCTTTTTTTTATGAGTAAAATTCATGGAATCAAATATAAAAAAACTACCTTCACAAGATTTTTTATTAGAATGCTTTGAGTACAATAAAGAAAATGGGTCATTAATATGGAAGACTAGGCCAGAATATCATTTTAAAAAACACGGTATTTTTTTATCAACGAATAAAAAATTTGTAGGAAAAGAAGCGGGTAGTGTATTTATGTGCAGAGGACAACATAGATCCATGATATGGATATCAGGACAAAGGTTTTATAAGCACAGAATAATATGGAAGCTAGTTACTGGAAAGGATCCTATTAAAGAAATAGATCATGAAGATACTAATACTTTAAATGATTCATGGTCAAATTTACGCGAAGCTGACGACCATCAAAATTCATGCAATAGAAACATAAGAGTAGATAATAAGACTGGATTTAAAGGAGTTTATCTTAGAAAAGATAATGGAAGGTATAGAGTAATAATAACTACGAAAGGAACGCCCATAAACCTTGGAACGTTTTTAAAAATAGAAGATGCGGCCAATGCCTATAAAAATGCAAACCCAATACAGCATAAAGATTTCTCAAGAATATGAAAAAAGAACCGCGCTATTACCAGATTGATGCATACAAGGCGGCTATAAAATCAATATCCAGTGGGAACAGACCATATCTTTCTATGTCCACTGGTAGCGGAAAGTCTTTAGTATCTGCAATGCTTGCTGAGAAATGTTTAAAGCAAGGGGGAAGGGCGTTAGTTTTAACGCCGTCTTCTGAGCTCGTATCTCAAAATTACCAGGAACACTTCAATTACACTAGCGATAAATCCGCATTGGGTATCTGTTCAGCCAAACTTCAAAAGGCACAGGTAAGTAAGCAAATTGTACATGCAACCTATACCAGTTTTTTGAAGCGCAGGGCATCAAGCGGATTTTTTAATTTGCTTGTCATAGATGAGTGTCATTACGTGAGTCCGTTGTTTGATAGTTCATATCAAAAGATAATCCGGTCATTGCTTCGGATTAACGAAAATATGAAAATAGTGGGGCTTTCAGCTACGCCATATCGAGATAGGCAAGGGCTGTTACACATGGATTGCATTGATGGGCCAGCAGTATTTACCGAGTGCGCCTACGAAACCGATATAGGTCGATTGATAAAAGAAGGGTATCTGTCGCACGTTGAAAGTATAAGTGGTGATATTGAAGCCAACATGTCAGAAGTAAAGTTAAAATCTAATGGAGATTTTAACGAGTCTGAAATGGGTAAAAAGTTTGACGAAATAATCAAAGATGCTGTTATTGATTGTAAAATTAAGTTTGATCACTATGGCATAAAAACGGCAATAATCTACGCATCAACCCTTGAGAACGCACGTAAAATCGTGGCTGAGTGGGACGATAACGCTGTGATAAAGCTAGCTTATGGTGATATGCCAAATAGTGAGCGTAACGCGCTTGTAAAGTGGCTTAAAACTGATTCTGATAACTTGAGAGTAGTGGTTAATGTTGGTCTGTTCGTTACGGGTTTCGATTTTAGGGAATTGCAATGCGTGTGTTTTATGCTATCAACAATGAGTCTTATTAAATACGTTCAGATTGCCGGTAGGGTTATACGCGCGCATGAATATAAAGAAGTTGGATACGTGTTGGATTTTGGTGGAAATATTGAAAGGCATGGCCCGATTGACTCAACCAACGCGCCTAAAACAAAGAAGCGTAAAGCTGAAGTACCAAAAAAACCATGCTTGGCAATAGTCGAAGAAACCGTAGTATTTGAAGAATTGACATATAGAGCCGGGGATGAGTGCGGCTATCCAAATTTACTAAACGCGAAATTTTGCAGGGTTTGCGGGGCTGAATTTATAGCCGATGATGCGGAAGGCAAATACCGAATGCGCACCAAAGCTCAAATTTTATCTGCAAAAC